CAAGAAAAGACTAGAACACGAGCTAAATGGGAAGTAAAACAAGTTTACCAACCAATCGTGCTTTCTAACATCGACTTAGCCAAGAATGGTGGCGAGAAAGTTGCAGACTTGATGGACACAGAGATGCAAGAAGCTCACTCAAGTTTGGAAGACAAATTCTGTACCCAATTCTTTGGTGATGGTACTGGAAACGGAAGTAAAGACATTACCGGTTTAATTGCCGCTATCGACGACTCAACCAATGTTGATACTTACGGAGATATCGTTCGAAGCACCTACACTTGGTGGAAGTCTAACTACACAGCCGCAGTTGGAAGTCTTATGCTTTCTGACTTAGCTACTATGTATGATAGCTGTAAATCAGGTCAAGACTCTCCTTCTATTTTAGCCACAACCGAAACTGTTTGGAGCGCGTATGAAGCCTTACTTCAACCGCAAGTTCGTTTCAATAGTGGAGACGGTGGAATGAAAGCCCTATCGTTTAGAGGTACTCCGATGATCGCTGACGAATATTGTACTTCCGGTTATATGTATTTCATCAATGAGAAATACCTAGACCTGTACTTTATGAAGCACCCGAAACACTCAACCGATGGACGAGGCTTTACAGTTACTCCGTTAAGAGAACCCACCAATCAAGATGGACAGGTCGGCTTCATCTTGTGGTATGGTAATCTTATCAACACACAACCTAGAAAATCCGGTGTGTTAAGAGGAGTTACAGCGTAATTTATAAATCCTTAAGCGTAAAATTATGGCTATTTCAGTCTCAAGTACAAAGAAAACCACATTTGGCAATAAAAAGATTGTCATTTGTGAAGGAACCTTCGCTTCCGGTGATACTTCCGGAACTGTCGAAACTGGATTGAGTGCTATTGACCATGTTCAGGCACAATTTACAGATATTCTCGACAAAACAGTTAATCCTACCGTTTCTGGTGGTACTGTCACTTTGACGGTTACTAATCCGGGCGCTACGAAAAACTGGCGAATGTTTGTTATAGGTCATTAAATTTTAATCAACAAAACGATGAGTTCAGAACTATTGTCAAATGTGGAAACCGTAGATGGTTCGGGAATGCAGGGAGCAAGAAAACGACAAGGTGTAAACGAATTTGTTTATATCCAAGTCCCTGCCTCAACCGCCGCTGGTTCTCCATTGATTGTCACCCACGATGGTGATGAGGAAGTTATGGTAAAAGGTGTTGCTCCAGCAACCCTAGCCGTTTATCAGGAAGTTGCAGTTACTCCAAAACTTGCCGGTTCCTCCGCTGAGTTTATGTGGTGCCAAGTAAGAGGTGTTTGTAAAGCTTTGTGTGATGGTACAACCGACATTGCCAAAGATGATTACCTTGAATTGGTAAACGCAGAAACTGCTTTCATTATTGATAGCACAGCTAGAAGTGTTAATTCTGTTGCTATTGCATGTGAGGCCTACACCAATACTACGGACGCCCTCAAGACTGTTAATCTCTTAGGAGATAGAGTTATTGTGGCTGCTTCATAGTTTTTTAGAGCCACTTCTACGGAGGTGGCTCGATAAAGACTATTAAACATTAAATATCAAAACATGAAGGCAAAAGTCCTTATCGCAATCCCTTCGGGCAGAGGAGAAACAGCAATCGAGTTCACAACGGCAATTATTGCCATGATCCTTAAAACAAGAGAAAAGTACCCTAAAATCAAGTTTGCAACGGCAACTTGTTCTAGAACGTACATTCATCAGTCAAGACAATCTCTAATGGATAGTTTTGTAGATGATACCGACGCTGACTATATTCTTTTTATGGACGATGATAATATTCCACCGGAAGACGGACTAATAAAACTTCTAGAACTAAACCTACCAATAGCTTCAGGGCTATATTTTAGAAGAAAACCACCTTATGAGCCAATTATTATGATAAATAGACGTGGCGGAGAAGGTTCAGAAAGAGGTGGAAATCTATGGCTAGGAGGTATGCAAGAGCCGATGAAGGTACACTCAACAGGATTTGGATTTATTCTTATTAAAAGAGAAGTCCCGGTAAAAATGAGAGAGTTAAGAATACCAATGTTTGACATGCGACTAGGAGTTGGAGAAGATATTTGGTTTTGTATTCAGGCAAGTGCTTCCGAATTTGATGTAATAGTTGACCCAAGTTGTATTGTAGGCCATATCGGAGACAGAGAGATTATAACAAACCAACATTATGAGAATTATTTTAAAAATGATATTATGAACTTAGTAGAAAAAGCCAAAGAAATAGGCGGGTATATGACAGAAAACGAGTTAAAGGTTCTTATCGACAATGCTACTTATTCATATTTTACAATAGAGGTAGGCACATGGCTAGGTAGATCGTCAACAGTTCTTTCAAAATCTGGCAGATTAGTTTGCGTTGATAAATTCAACGGAAAGCTAGACGGACACAAACTACACAAGGAAACACTAAGTATTGTAAAGAGAAACCTTAAAGAATTTAAGAATATTCAATTTCTTAAAGGTGATTCAGGTAAACTGGCCAATAACTTTCCTAATGATTGTGCGGATTTGATTCTGATTGACGCTGGACATAGTTACGAGGAAGCTAAATCAGACATCGAAAAATACTTTGAGAAGGTTAAAATCGGTGGTAAAATGCTAGTACACGATTATGGTACCAACTGGACAGGAGTAAATAAGGCTTGTGATGAATTTAAAGAAGAAAAGAAGTCAATCTGCACCACAAGAGTCGTTCCGGGTACAACTTTTTTTGAGATAGTTAAAATTTAATAATTAAACATTAAAAATGGCAGACAACACAGTACCAATCAGCGAAGTTCCAAAGGACATCGACCCAATGGCGGTGGGTACAGTAACCAACCCGACCAAGAAAAGGTTTGAAACAACCTTTAACAGCGAAAAAGTAGTATTAAAAGCTGGAGAGAGTGCAACATATCCTCTCCCAATGGCAATCCAAGTAGCTTTTAATCTATGTGAACAAGAGGTAAGAAAGGCGTTTAAAGAGAAAATCAACCTAATTGAAGATGAAAAAAAGAGAGACGATGAGGCTAGAAAGGCTATTCCGGGATATAAGGAAAATATCCTAAAGATGATGAAAGCGATAGTAAAGACTAACAGCGATTATCTAGACAAGGTTGATCCAAGAGATTTAAGGTAAACAATTTTTGTTTTACACGTCAGGTGATCCCTGACGAGAGGGTGTAAGGTACCAATCCTCCCCTTCCCCTCTCTCGCAAGGGATTTAATAAGTAAATTAAATTAAATGACAATCAATCAAGGCTTACGGAGAGATGGAAACTTCGTACCATTACAAGACCAAGACGGACTAATTCAAACAAAAACAATGACGTTTGCCGGTGGTACTGCAAACGATCCCGGAGATGTTGACGGTACAGGCAATCCTGCGACTCTATTTACTGTTACTGGAGACGTAATCATGAGAATTATTGGTATTTGTAAGACTAATCTAGCTGGAGCTACTGCTACATTAGAAGTTGGAGTTGCTGATAATACGGCCGTTTTACTGGCTCAAACAACAGCAACCGATATTGACGCTAACGATATTTGGCACGACGCGACACCTGACGCTTCGATAGAGCTTAACTCGGTTGCTCCTTCGTATTTAATATCCGGTGGACAAGACGTAATTCAAACTGTTGGAACTGCCAATATTACAGCCGGAGTTATTACCTATTATTGCTTTTGGAGACCAATTAGCGATGATGGTTTAGTAGAATCAGCTTAATTTTAATTTAAAAAAATGCAATTAGTAGAAAGCCTTAAGGTGTGCGGAGAACAAACATTTCAAGTTCGAGATAGATATGGAAACATTAAACCATTATGGCAAGAGAACATAATTGGTAAATTCTTACGAACAAAATTAAAAGAGATGAGAATACCATTTCTTACTGGAAACTGGTCAGATAAAATGGTAGTTAAAAACCTAATAACACTAGCAGGATATGCAGGTATAGCCTCAAGAATAAACGGAGCCGATGGAGAAGCGGCTTTTACTTATTTAGAGTTAGGAATTGGAAATACTGCGGCAACAACCGCCGATACTGCTTTAGATTCAGCCATAACTACAGTTGGACTAGAAAGAAAAGCGGCCACTTGTACTAGGGAAACTACAACGGAAACAGACGACACAGCTCAACTATATGCTACTTGGACTGCTTCTGGAACGAAAGCATTAGTTGAAGCAGGTGCGTTTAACGCAGATACAGCCGGTACAATGTTAGGAAGACAGGTTTTTAGTGTAATTACTTTAGATGCTGGAGATTCTTTCGCAATGACCTATAAATTTAAAGTTTCCGTTTAATCTTAAATTCTTACAATGGCATTTTTAGCTAAAAAAGATAATGCTAAATCAACAATTACTAATAATCCTCTAGCTTCTGACGGTCTTTCTATTACTTTACAAACTGGAGATGGCGCTAAATTTCCGGCCACATCAGATGGACAATGGGTGGCAACAATCTGGGATAAGGCTAGTTACCCTGACGCTTCCGATGATCCCAATATGGAAAAGGTTTTAATAGAGAGTCGTTCAACTGATACTTTAACTGTAAATGCTTCTGGTAGAGGATATGACGGTACAACTGGAGTAGAGCATTCAGTAAATTCAGCGATCGCTTTATTCTTAATAGTAAAACATCTTACTGATATTGAGACAGAATTAGATAAAAAAGTTTCTTCTAAAACAAACGAGATATTCGTTGACAAGGGAGGAAATGACACTACAGGAGACGGAACTATGGGCAAACCGTATTTAACAGTCCAAAAAGCGATTGATGTAGTGGAAGCGGCAGACTCTGGAACAACTACCTTGATTGTAATTGGAGCTGGAACTTACGCCGAAAACATAACAGTTAAAGAAGCAATGTCCTTTGTAGGAGACGCT